CTGTTGGGCTGGTCTACACAACCGCCACTCCAACAGATAAAATCATGGCAAAGGTCAAGACCGTCATAGACCTGCCAGTGGCTTCTATTTGGACAGTTGATTCTCGGATCGTAAACTTGAACAAAGTTGAGTACTTGTCGGCCTGGATGCAAAAAGCTCGGGATCTGGTGGCCAACTGCCACCCTAGGACTAGGATGGCAATCATCGTTGACACTCCTGAGATGGCTGATTCAATAGCCACCCTTGCAAATAGGGAATGCCAGGTTCTTTCATCCAAGACCTCTCGTACCATTGATCCGCGTTGTCAAATTTTTGTGTGTACCAATGTCATTGATGTTGGTGTCACCATTCCAGATCTTCATGAAATCCATTTTCCTGGGTGGGAATATCATGGAGTAGTGGGACGTTTTGCTTTGTCGGCTCAGACATCCGCACAAAGGCGGGGTCGGGTGGGCCGCACATGTAATGGGTTGGCTTTTCAATATAACCCTCCAGTCACGTTGCCCACTGTGGATGTCCCAGTCCGCTTGTCCGAATCTTCTTGGAAGTCCCTTCTTCAAAGTGGTGTTCCACCTAGTCTGGTGAACCATTTTGATTCTCACAGCTTGTGTTCCTTGCTGGGTTTCCCGCAAGAAACGACGTCAAGAGAAGACTGGAAAGACATCGTGCGGTGTGCAGATGTTTTTATAAGTAATCTCCGCCCTGTGTTTAGGGCCAATGTGGCTTCAGAAGCTGCCTCAGGGATGTTAGGCCGCCCTGCCACGTTGACCCACACAGGAATGGGTAGAATTAGTGGCAATTGGCGGCAAGACAATGGCTTACTTTTTGAAGATGCAGTTAAGTCTGTGACTCATGTGGTCAATACTTCTTTAGGACTACAAACTTCCGAAGAAGGTAAATTGGCCCTTGATGGCTTGTCCCGCGTTCCCGGTCCAATTCTCTCTGTGGGGCCATTGGCCACCGCATTAATGTCTTCAATTAAGGATGGCATATCCAAGGAATGGAACCACAGAAACCGAAACTATACCGGAACTTTTGAAGAAGTTTTCGAAGTGCCTCGCATTTTGTCTCTCTTGCAAGAGATTAGTCAGTTGTCTGAAGAGGTCTAAAGGACCGAAACGGGACTAGTGCCCGTCGCACTATGAATAATTCAGAAGCAACAACGCCGATGGTCGCCATCACCAAACA